ATATATAATGAAACATGCTTTAGACCGTCTAAATTGCCCTTAAAGGGTGATATGAGTTTACCCTGACATGGAAAAATAGTAAGTAGTAATTGGAACTGTCTTGATCTCCGTTTTTCCCCTCTTGGGCGCGAAGGAACTCCCCCTGTTAAAACATGCTTGTTTACAAATTTCCGGACCGGCTGTAAACTATGTCCGTATCATATTGATAGTCGGATCCGAGACTCATAGGGCCTTCATTCCCTTCTCCGGTCTCGGGTCCGGCGCTGGATACAGAGAAGGGATAATCAGAACCGGCAGGCCTCAGCTTAATTGCGAAGGGAGAGACGCTCTGGGTTATCAAAGTTACTGGCGCAGTCCCACCATCCAGGTCCGGTAGGAGTCCGGTTAAATCGGGAATTCTTTGAGCAGAGCCTGGAAACAAATTACCCCGCCCGTCATAGGCGGACTGTACAGTGAGGGTTAAACGCGGGGATGGCCCGTTCCCGAGTGAACCCAAGGAGGATTGAGGGCCTCACTGGCTGAGGAAGCAAACATTGTAGGGGATGTAAAGGTTTTGCTTCCCGGTTACCTTTAACCACTTTCCTCCACGGGCACCTAATTTATTATGCAGGCACAAGGGGGTATATGAGAAACTGTCATAAACGCTGGAAGAAAGAGATGAATGCCATTAAAGAGAAGAGGCGCCTGGACCAGGAAAAATTTGACCGGGACCACGCTAAATTTATGATAAGCCTCAATGCCTTGGCTAAAAAGATAAAGCGCCGGATCTTTATGAAACGTGCTATACTGGTTGCGATTGTTCTACTGTTCTTTGCAGTAGCTGTAATTACAAACCTCTAAAATAGAAAGGCAGCGAATGAGGAAACGCCAATAGATATTTGATAGATTTGTAATTCCAAACATGTTATATTAGAGAGGTCTCCTTGGTGGGGGACCTTTCTTAATTGGAGAACAGTTATGGACTGGGGAGCAGTATTCAAGGAGGCCTTGAAGTTCTTTCCCCGTTGGGAAATCCTCGACGAGGATGAGGGGGGTCTGCTGCTTCGATGCGGTAAACTGAAACGCGTCCTGGGAGCAGGCGTCTGGTTCTGCCTGCCTTTTTTCGATCAGATCACACGGTACACAATAGCCCTCAACCATATTGATACAACCAATCAATCTATAACCAGCAAAGATAAAAAGGAAATTCTTGTTTCCTGGAAAGCCACTTACCTGGTGGCAGAACCGGTTAAAGCCTTTCTCCTTATTGATGACATCGAAGAAACCATATCCGCGGCGATTGGTTCTCGCCTTGTTGATTACATCAGTAAACATGACTACCAGGACATCAAAGGACACCTCTTAAAAAACTATTTACTTCAACAACACTTCGTGGCAGAGTTTAGTGAGGAGTGGGGAATCAGTTTAGTTGGTTTCTTTCCGAAAGACCTGGGTCTTCATCGGATATTCAGGCTGATTTCCCCGGCTGATATGGATCAGCAATGATAATGGCCTCATGAGAGGACGCCTATGAAAAAGTTCAAGAAAGTCAAGCGGCAGAAGCCCGCTTCCTACAAAGAACAGGCAAGACTGGGTAAGAGGAACAAAGACAAGCCTTCTACGTTTAGAACAACTCAGAAAAAGAAAACCCAGAAAAACCTGCTTTTATTTATACAGACAATCCGGCAAACAGCCTGCGTATCTACCGCCGCGGCTGAAGTCGGAATCAGTACCCGGCTTTCCTATGTCTGGAAAAAAGACCCCGAGCTGAAAGTCACCCTGGAGAACGGGGAGTCCTGTACTTTTAAAGAAGCCTGGGAAGAAGCCCTGGAATTCGCGATTGATAAGTTGGAACGTGAAGCGCGGAAATGGGCGCTGGATGGCCAGCCGGAGTCCGTAGTCTATCAAGGCCAGCAGGCCTGGCTCCGGGACCCCGAGACCATGGAGATCAAGCGCGACGTCCAGGGAAATCCCATTCCCCTTACCATACATGTACGGTCCCCCCGTATGATGGAGATTCTGCTTAAAGCCCACCGACCTAAATTCCGGGAAAAACCCCCTGCAGAAGAGCAAAAAGGTTCTGCTGGTGTCCTGGTGATTCCCATGGCCCAGGATGATGAAGCCTGGGAACAACTGGCTGAGCTCCAACAGCGGGTTCACCGTGAAAAAATCGAGCAGGAGGCATCATGAAGAAACCTGATGAACTGGAGGCGATGGAGTTTGAAGCTATGTTATTTCCAGTTAAGGTTTATGATGGCAAGGGTAATCTGAAAAGAATTATCAAGGTTAAATCTTTGTCCACGCGTCATTGGAAAAAATTCGAAGACAAGACAGCTTCTGTCAATTATGATATGCCGGAAGAGCCTGTACCGGTGGAGATGAAAAATGCTGAGCGACATAACGGAAGACACTAATATTGTCTGGGTGCCTCAACCCGGGTCACAGCCTATTTACCTGGGTTGCCCGATCTTTGAGGCCATGCTGGAAGGAACACGTGGTCCCGGCAAGACAGATACACTGCTCATGGATTTCCTCCAGCATGTGGGTGTAGGCTGGGGACCAGAATGGAAAGGCATCCTATTCCGGCAGAGTTATCCGCAACTGTCAGACGTTATCTCCAAGACGCAGAAATGGTTTAAGCGTATTTTCCCAAGTGCGGATTATAACCAGGTCAAGACAACCTGGACATTCCCCGACGGCGAACAACTCCTGCTACGGCACATGAAAGACCCAGACACGTACTGGAATTACCATGGCCACGCCTACCCCTGGATTGGCTGGGAGGAACTGACCAACTGGGCAGACGACAAATGTTATAAAGTCATGATGTCCTGTTGCCGTTCCACGGTCGGTCCTGATCTTAAAGATAAGTTTGGGCGCATGATGCCAAGGAAGTACCGGTCGACAACCAACCCGTATGGCAGAGGCCATAACTGGGTTAAGAAAAGATGGAAACTTCCTCAAATGCGCGGTATAGTACTCAGGAATGAGGTTGGCCTGGACGGCTCTTTGGAACCGCCCAGGATTGCCATTCACGGACATATCTCGGAAAACAAGATTCTCCTGGAAGCGGATCCGGATTATATTCAGAGGATCAGGGCGTCTGCCTCGAATCCGGCACAGGCTGAGGCCTGGTTGGAAGGGAGCTGGGATATAACCTCTGGCGGTATGTTCGACGATCTTTGGGATCCAAGGACGCATATTGTTGATGCGTTCAAGATTCCCAAGACCTGGAAAATCACCAGGTCCTTTGACTGGGGCTCTTCCAGGCCGTTCAGCGTGGGCTGGTGGGCCAGGTCAGACGGCTCGGATGTTATTCTCCTGGACGGACGCAAACGCAGAACTGTCCGGGGTGACCTCTTCCGTATCAATGAATGGTACGGGACCAATGGCCAGGCCAATGAAGGGATCAAGCTGTCAAGCCAGGGTATAGCTAAAGGAATTATTGTCCGGGAGATTCAAATGGGTCTCAGGACAAAAGCCGGCATTGTTACCCGGGTAAAACCAGGTGCGGCAGATTCTGCTATTTGGAATGACGGCGACGGTGGAGGAGCACCCTCCATCGCAAAAAAGATGGCCCAGGTCCAGGACGTCAATGGGATTAAAATGCCAGGAGTGACTTTTGTGCGTGCGGATAAACGCCCCGGGTCCAGGCATATTGGCTGGCAATCTATACGAGATATGCTGGAAGACGCTATTCCCCCAAAGAATGGCGTCAGGGAAAAGCCAGGGCTTTTTATATTCAGGAACTGTGAATCATGGATTGAGCATGTTCCCCCTTTACCCAGGGATGAAAAAGATCCCGATGATGTGGATACAGATACAGAAGATCATATCGGGGATGAAACCAGATATGAAGTAATGACCACTAACAGGACTTCCAGGTCCGGCCAAACTGTTGGCACTTACTAGGAGATTGTCATGAGTATTGACTCCAAGCATCCTTTATACAATGATCGCATGGACGAGTGGACTCAGCTGAAGGATACGCACCGGGGTCAAGCTGCAGTCAAAGCCAAGAAACAAGATTACCTTCCAGCCACAAGCGGCATGGTCGCTGATGGAATGAATGCCGGACAACCAGGAGAAAAAGCCTATAATGCTTATTTGAAGCGTTCGGTTTTTCCAGACCTAATGGTCGAAGCCGTTGAAGGCATGGCTGGAATCATGCACCGGGAAGCGCCAATCATCGAAGTGCCCAAGCGCCTGGAGCCTATGCTGGAAAAAGCAACGGATAATGGGGAGCCTTTAAAACTACTGCTTCGCAAAATTAATGAACAGCAGTTAATTTATGGCCGGTTGGGTTTACTCCTGGAAGTCCCTGATGGATTGACTGCTGGAGAGGCTATCCCTTTTATTGTGCCTTACAAAGCTTTGCGGACCATTAACTGGGATGCAGGTTCTACCACAGATGGCAGACAGCGCCTGCAGTTTGTAGTCTTGGATGAGTCAAAATATGAAATCAAGAATACTTTTGAATGGGAATTAAAAAATACGTACCGGTTGCTTTCTGTCATGGGAGATGGTACTGAAGCCAATCCTCCAGGAGTGTACCAAGCCGCTTTGGTCCGCGAAGATGAAGGCAACCAAGTAAACTTTATCACCCCTTCAATCGGAGGGAATACTTTAGACCAGATTCCTTTCGTATTTGTCAATGCGTCAGACCTGGTGCCAGAACCCAGTAATCCCCCGCTTATGGGGATTTCCAACCTGGCGCTCACAATTTACCGGGGAGAAGCAGATTACCGGCAAGCCTTATTCCAGACCGCGCAAGAAACCCTGGTTATTATCGGCCGGGAAGAGCAAACAGATTCCGATGGGGAAACTCGTGTCGGGGCGGGAGCAGTTCTGGACTTACCTGTAGGCGGAGATGCCAAATATGTTGGTGTCTCTGCTGCAGGTTTGGACCAGATGGCTAAAGCATTAGAGGCCGATCGTTTAGCCGCTCAAGCCAAAGGCACGCGTCTTCTCCAAGATGTGGAAGGCAACCAGCAATCCGGTGAGGCTTTGCGGATCCGGGTTGCTGCTTCCACTGCAACCCTGACATCAATTGCTGTGGCCGGTGCAACAGGTCTTGAAGCCATCTTGAAACTTGCGGCTGTCTGGGTCGGGGCCAATCCCGATGAAGTCAAAGTCACGCCCAACCTGGACTTCTCTGAAGATGAGCTCTCTGGTAAAGAACTGCTCGACTTTATGTCTGCCAAAAACCTGGGCGCGCCAATCAGCCTTGAGTCTATCCACCGGTTGCTGAAACAGCGTGATCTTACGGATAAAGAATTTGAAGAAGAGTTGGAGTTAATTAATAATGAAGAACCTTTGGTTGATCCTCTTCCAACTGATCCAGGCAATACTTTTGAGGATGATGAAAGAGTTTAGCCAGGAACAAATTGACGCTGTTGATTTAGGGCGCAACCATTTATGGCCGGGGGGTGCTGTTTTTATTTGTATGGGTAAAATGCTTTGTCCATATTTAGATGAATTGTCCAAAGCCGAGCCGTGTCCCGTGTGTTACCCGGTAGAGTACGGAGATCCTCGACCGACAAGACAAATTCTAGAGAGCCTGCAGAATGCCTACAGCTAATGAAGATCTTCGAGATGCTTTCCTACGCCATCAGATTTTTCTGATGCAAGGAGTGGGGACTATCAACAAGGATGTCATCGGCATCCTGGATAAATCTGAAGCAGACATGCTGACTCAAGTCCGCAAGCAGACCAGTCGGTCAGGGGATAAAATCACCAAAGCCAACCAGGTTCGGCTCGCCAGACTCCAGGATTCAATTACCGCTATCCGGGGCGAAGCCTGGGACAATGTAAAAAAGGAATGGAACGTAGAAGCCTTTCAACTGTTGAATGAACAGCAGGAATTCCTGGCTTCATCATTTGAAACGGTTTCTCCAACAGTTGTTAACATAGCTACAGTCGCTCCCCCTTTGCTGCGAAGTATTGTAACCACCCATCCTTTTGAGGGGAAGACTCTTAAGGAATGGGCTGATACAGTAAAGCGGGCGGACCTGGCCAGGATCATGGACCAGGTTAAAATAGGTATGGTCCAAGGCGAGTCTTCAGAGCAAATTGCCAGGAGAATCGTTGGAACCGTCGGTCAACGTGGTCGAAACGGTGTTACACAAATCAGCCGGCGAAATGCAGCAGCTATTACGAGGACAATGGTCAATGACTTCTCTAACCAGGCTAATCAAACATTTTTTCAGGAAAACCGAGATCTTATTCAGTTTGAAGTTTATACTGCGACTTTGGATTCTAGGACGACTCCAATCTGTCAGAGTCTGGATGGCAAACGGTTCCCCGTGGGTGAGGGTGCTGTTCCTCCCCTGCATTTTGCTTGTCGTTCTGTCCGCATTCCTGTGCTGGACCCTGACTCACTTACTGGAGTAGACCGGCCTTTCAAAGCATTTACCGAGAAAGGCCTGTTGGATGAGTTCACCCGGAACAATAAGCTGAAGCGGGTATCCTCCAGGAAGAAACTCCCTAGGGGATTCAAGGGCCGGTTTGATAAGTTCGCCAGGAAGCGCGCCAAACAGCTGACCGGGAATGTGCCAGCCAGTATGTCTTACCAGGACTGGCTGAAGACTCAGTCTCCCGCTTTCCAGGACCAAATCCTGGGGAAAACCAAGGGCCAGTTATTTCGCCAGGGCGGTCTTACCCTGGACAAGTTTGTAGATAAACGCTTCAATCCTGTAACTATAAGCCAGTTAAGGACTTTGAACCAGGAGGCTTTCAAGAAAGCAGGCCTGGTCCCAGTACAGGCTCTGGACGCCAGGAAACTGGGAGTCGGCCAGAGAGCTACGGAACTTCTCCTGGAAGGCAAGAATGTGGATGATGTTCTGAAGACTATCCTGGCTGAATTCCCAGAGGCCAAGACAACAAAGGCTTCTATTCAATGGTATAAGTCCCAGTTAAAGAAGAAAGGCACTCTGCCAGGAACAACTGTCAAGCCTGTCAAACCTAAAACCCCAGGACCCAGGACAATTGCCCCGGCGCCTGGGACTGAGCCCCCAGTACCTCCCAGGAAACCAGGATTCCGGCCGGCAGATACTTCTGTTACGAACTGGAAGAACAGCGATAAATTCCGGGACCGGACAGAAGAGCTGGTGCGTATGGGGCATGGAAACAAAGATGTTGAGAAGATACTACGGGTTGAGTTCCCCAATATAGAGCAATTCCCCAGGAGTTTTATCCCGGCGACCAGGACCCGGCTGAAGAAACTTGGAGTTACCCCAGTACCGACCAGGGCAACCGCGATTCCTGGAAGCCCCCTGAACCCCAACTCTGTCCTGGCCAAGCCCAAACTTACTGACCGGACGGAAGTCAGGCTGGCCCGGAATAAAGCGATCCGGGAAGAGATTGACTTCGCGACACGCGGGCAACCAGGAAAAACTGAAGTCGAGAAATGGTATAAAGAATTCATGCTGGATATGGATGCTGCACCTATTGTTATTGACAACCGGCTGTTTGAAAAGACCGGAGGCAGTCAATTAAAAGAAATATTTGCCAGCACACAAAAACTGCATGAGGGTCGTCGAGGGTCAACGGTACTGGGCTCTTTCTGGCATACAAACAGAATTGGCATACAGACTAGGTCCAGTAAGAGCACTTTTATTCATGAATATTTCCACCACCTAGACTATACTTCCCTCAGAGCCGGAACCGGTCAGACAAACTTCTGGACGAAAAATCTCTTAAGAAAAGATATTGATGGGGTCAAGGCTCAGTCCATACGCCGTGTCATGGAAGAAGAGATGCGGGACACCAGGAAAAAGATTGTAGAGTATATTACAGATAACAGCAATTCTCTGGATCCCATTCTGGTTCGGGATACCTTAGGCAGTCAGACTGACTTGGATTTTACAAAACATTGGCGGAGTCTGTATGACATTCCCAATCATGCGGTCCCACGGCCATCCAACTATGCCACTTATAGTATAGAAGAGTGGATTGCAGAATCCGGTCAATTGTATTTTACTAACCGCGGGAAACTGAGAGAAGTCGCCCCTCGTACTTATGAGGCCATAGAAGACTGGCTCTCTGGAGGTGTATTTTAATGTTTACAATCACAAAATATGGTGAGAATATATCATTGGTAGTTTTAAATGATGAACTGGATACTATTAAAGAGTCTTCAGACCCAGCCGTCAAGAAACAGATTCAAGGCTGGCTGGAACATGGGTTTCCAGTTAAGACCCAGCATACTTTTAACCGTTCGTTAACCTCGGATGCCGGAACCCAGCTCAATGTCGAGCCAGGATCACTTCAGGCTTTCCAGGAATTTTTACAAAACGAACACGCCCTGGACATCAAGGGCAATTAACCCGCAGGGATATGATCTCTGCATTACGGAGGATAAGACATGAGTCTTAAAGCGATACATGATTCAATCGATGATATTCCTGAGCAGTACCAGTCTCTTTATACGGAACGAGACAATAAGTGGGAACTGACGGGCATTGAAGGCGTCAAGACAGAAGCGGACGTCTCCCGGGTCCAGACAGCTCTCGAAAAAGAACGCAAGGACCACAAGAAAGTGAAAGAAGCCTTGAATACCTGGGGTGACTTGAACCATGAAGAAGTGATCCTTCAGCTTGACAAGATTCCAGAATTGGAAGCCGCAGCCGGGGGCAACATCGACGAAAAGAAGATGGATGAACTGGTTGAAACCCGGATTAAAACCCGGTTGGCTCCTGTTGAGCGGGAAAACAAAACACTTAAAGAAAAACTGGAAGTTGCTTCTCAGGAAATCACAGGTTTCAAACAAAAAGACGTTGAGCGGACGGTTACAGAGCAGGTGCGGAAAGCCGCAACTGTTGCAAAAGTCCTTGCTCCTGCCATGGACGATGCCGTCATGTTGGCCGGTCGAGTCTTTGAGTTGAATGAAGATGGAGTAGCCAGGACAAAGGATAATGTCGGGTTTGCCCCAGGTATGACTCCAGATATTTGGCTGCAGGATATGCAGCAAAAACGGCCGCACTGGTGGCCAGCAAGTGTCGGTGGCGGAGCCAATGGAAATGAGGGTGGCGGGAATTTTTCCAAGAACCCTTGGTCTAAAGATCATTGGAGCCTCACAGCACAAGGCCAAGTTGTTAAACAACAGGGAGTAGAAAAGGCCGAACAAATGGCCAAAGCTGCAAACTCTGAAATTGGAGCAACCAGGCCTACTGAGAAATAAATTTACAATCTAGTAAAGACCGTTATATAATTTTTTCATTAAGTGCGAGAAGTCAACGTGGTTGATTCTCTTTTCACGGTCACAGTTAAGCTGACCATGGGGTTCGGCTTCAATAGTTACACATTGAATCTTCAACCTACTATTAGGAGAATTAATCATGGCTGCAGGACCCGTAACGAAGATCGCGGACGTAGTAGTCCCCGAAATCTTCACCCCGTACACTCAGCAATTGACCGAGCAAAAATCTCGGTTGATTCAATCAGGAGCCGTTGCTCGTAACGCTCTGCTCGACCAGGAACTGGCCGGCGGAGGCTTGACGTTCAATGCCCCTTCCTTTAAAGACCTCGATGATGACGCGGATAACGTGTCGACAGACGATGAAACCTCCAGCGCGGTACCGAAGAAAACCGGTACGGCCACGGAGATCGCCGTTCGTCTGTCTCGTAACCAGTCTTGGTCAAGCATGGACCTTGCTGCGGCTTTGGCCGGAGCGGATCCGATGGAGTCTATTGCTTCCCGAGTCGCAAATTACTGGACTCGCCGGTTGCAAGCTGTATTCCTGGCTACCATGGCCGGTTTGTTCGCTGACAACGATGCTGCTCCCGCCGGTGACGACACTCATACCCAAGGGGATATGACTGTTGACATCAAGGGTGGTGGTTTTGTTGACGGCGTGACGAACTTTTCCACGGAAGCCTTCATTGATGCGGCTGTTACCATGGGTGATTCCATGGAAGACCTCGGAATGGTTATGGTTCATTCCGTTGTTTATGCCCGCATGCAGAAAAACAACCTGATTGACTTTATTCCGGACGCCCGCGGAGAAACGGATATTCCTTTCTTCCTCGGTCGGATGGTTATCGTCGATGATGGTATGCCTGTTTCCACCGGTGTCTATGACAGTTACCTGTTTGGCGGTGGGGCACTTCAACTCGGTGTGGGTTCTCCGAAAGTTCCGACTGAAACCGATCGAGAACCTCTCCAAGGTGACGGCGGTGGTCGTGACATTCTGATTAACCGTGTTGAATGGGCACTCCATCCGGTTGGCAACAAGTATGCAGGTACGCCTCCAAATGGCGGTCCGGCAAACGGCGCGGGAGCAAACAACCTCCCGGATGCTGGAAGCTGGAGCCGTATTTGGCCGGAGCGGAAACAAATCAAGATCGCTCGTCTCGTTACCCGCGAGTCCTAAGCCCTCTTGGTTTTATGGTTCGGGTGGGACCTTCGGGTCCCGCCTGTTTTTCCAACTTTTCGCACACGGAGAATTGATATGTCTCGAACAGGCGTAGCAAGAACACGACATTTAAGGTATTCCTTTTTTGACCGTATGGCCAAACGGGATACTTTTATTGGCTGGTTGGCCAGAGTCGTTACTGCTTTGACCGGTACAGGGGCCACTACCAACTTCACCACGGTTTTTGCCACGGATGTTGTTACTGCGACAACCCATGGTTTGACTACCGGTGACGGTCCTTTTGTACTTACTTCGACGACCACTCTTCCTGCAGGTCTTAGCTTGGATCCAGCCCGCTATTGGGTAAATGTGATCGATGCAAATACTTTCAAGTTTTGTGCTACTCGAAAAAATGCAATTGAAAATATCCCTGTTGATTTAACGGATGACGGTACTGGAACTCATTCCTTTGCCCGAGCCGCTGAAGCCAATGAGGATATTTACTACTACAATCGTCAAGGCCATAAACCTGAAACGATTGATGACCTGGCAGACATCGACTCACTCTAAGGAGTGGGTCGTTCGTCTTTTAGGCGTGTACATTATTAATGAACGGAGGATTTATGGCTACGAAGAAAAAAGAAAAGCTTGATCTTGAAGATCCAAAAGCACCTAAGGAAGAAGAGATCAACCCTGTAACAGAATCTGATCCAGAGTCTGAAGAGGTTGATCCGCTCGATGCCGAGTTGGATTCCCTGGAGCATGAGAATCAGCGGGACCAGGCAAAAGCTGAGTATGAAGCCCAGCAAAAAGTAGTCGCCAAAACCCAGGAAAAAGCAGATGATCTGCTGGCTAAACGGGATGCGGCAGAAAAAGAATACCGAAAAGCCATTGCTGATCGTGACGCTGAAACCCGAAAAATGAATAGTATGGACGGGGCGAAAGTTTCTAATCAGCATAACATACAGGCTTACCTGGAAACTCAGAACAAATTACGGGAAGAGCGCTACCGGGAAAAAGCCAAGATGAAAGAAATGCTGGGAATGAAACCTGGAGTTGCCCAGGCTCCGATCGATGCCGCTATGGCAAGACGACCGGGCCGGGGGAATGCACGACCCAAACGGACTCCCATTAACCAAGGATAAACCATGTCCTTTCAATTAATGAAAAACCGGCGGGAAAGAAATGACCCTTCCCTCCAACTTAGCCGGACTCATGTTTTCGACAGTGGAGATAATAATTTCGCGGTCGGAACTTTTTTCCCTAACAGGGCGAAGCCAATTACCGTTGCTTTCAGTATTTCCAGGACCGGCGCGGATAATGGCATGATCCTGGACATGGGGGATACTGTAACGGGTCTTGCTATCTGGATCGACACCGGAACAATGGGCTTTTGTGCGGGAGATGTTGTCGCCGCTGACGGGGTAGAGTTTACCCTGGCCAATGCTCTCCCGGCTACAGGGCAGACCTTTAAATTTATCCTGGCTGTAAATCCCGGGAATGGAAAAATCATTATCTGGCGCAATGGTAAAGTTGTTGGTCGCGCCCAGGCAACAAATACCAATTTACCCAATGGCTGGGGAGCTGCTGCAGATGGTGCAGTTGAGGCTGTTGGAACAGATGTCACGACTCGAGTCCCGGTCGGGGCTCGTGTAGCTTTAGCAAACGCGTCTGTCATAGGAAAAGTTTCTATTTATGATGGACAGGTACCTCAACAGATTTAAGGGAGAAATAGAATGGCTTTGATTGTTGAAGACGGTACCGGTAAAATTGATGCCAACAGTTATGCCACGGCAGCAGAAGCTGATACCTATTTTACTGACCGGGGCAATGCAACTTGGCTTGGGACAGATGCTGTTAAAGAACAGGCTTTGATCCGTGCAACAGATTATATTGAAGCCCGCTACTCTCAGCGGTTTAAGGGCAACTTTGAATTTCCCGACGTCCCACAGCGGTTGAGTTTCCCCCGTCTGGGACTGTTGGATCGGGAAGGTCGAGTGGTTACCGGAGTTCCAGAAGCATTGAAAAATGCCACAATGGAATATGCCTTGAAGGCTTTAACTGAAAATCTTTTTCTTGAACCGAACATTGATTCAAATGGTTTAACACCCACCTTGATACGAAGCAAGGTTGGACCGATCGAGGATGAGACCGAGTATGCAGATGGGAGCACACAGAAGACTATAAAACCCTTCCCAATGGCTGACCGGTTGATTTCTCGCTACATAGTACCGAGCGGGAGCACGGTAAGAGCATGACCGAGTATACACAGTCCATTACTAATGCAAATACGGCAATCAGGAAAAAAGGCCGTGATATTTGTATCCAGCGGACAGTCATTACCACCAGCACTTCAACTCCCTGGACTGTACCCACAGATAGTCCCTCCAGTCATTTGACAAAAGGGGTTTTCCTGGATTACAGTTCCCATGAAGTGGATGGCACACTTATACTGGCTGAAGATCAGAAAGTCCTGGTCGCTGCTTTAGGTTTGGATATTGTGCCTACAACTAAAGATAAAATTATTGATGGGGATGATACCTGGGCCATTAAAGCCGTCAAACCCCTCAAGCCTGGAGACGAAGCAATTATCTATGAATTGCAAGTGAGGCGTTAAATGATTACTGATATAGAACAGGGTCGAAATGAAATTTATGTTGCCGTCAAGAATGCCTGGGACGGAATGACCCTGGACGCTGCAAAAAATCTGGATGCTGTCCCAAAAATAATCTGGCCTAATGTGGATAGCGAACAACCGACTGATGTCAATCTGCCATGGGCCAGAGTGACAATTTTACACGGTGACCGAGAACAAGTCACCCTGGGTGCCACAGGTACCAGAGTTTTTCGCCGATCTGGAATGGTGATTGTTCAGATCTTTACCCCCTTGAGGAAGGGAATGGTTTTGTCCGATCATCTTTCGACTGTACTTGAAGATGCCTTCGATGGGGTACAGACAGCAAACGGAATATGGTTCCGCGATGTTAAGACCAATGAGATTGGCCCGGAAAAATGGCAACAAGTAAATGTTATAATGGAATTTCAATACGACTCATTAAAATAGGAGAATTTGAACAATGAGTGATACCAATCGCGTTGCAGTCGGAATCGTGGAAGAAGTTACTCAGGGCACGACCCCGGCTACACCTGCCTGGAAGGGATTGCGGATCACTTCCGCTCCGGACCTGGCGGTTAACCCTGAAACTGTTGTCAGCGATGAAATTGCAGCTGACGGCAATGTAAGTGACTTGCCTCTCGTAGGCATTTCAGCTGGTGGTTCTCTCAACCACGAAGTTTCTTTTGAAGCCCTTGATTTGATCTATGAAGGGGCTATGCGGAACGCCTGGGTGGACAATTCCACTCGTAAGGGTACAGGTCAGATCACGGACATTACCCTGACCAACAACGTCAACATGACTGACACGAACGATACTTACCAGCAGGGAGATATTGTTCTCATGTCTGGTTGGCCAACTGCTGGAAACAACGGCAATTTTGTTTTGGAAGCTACCACGGATAATGACACCCTCGTTATCACCGGTCTCTCGAATGAAACTGCTGTCGCTGCGACCCAAGTCCGGAGGATTGGCCATCAAGGTACGGCTGGGGACATTGACGCAGTTGCGGGTGGTACAAATGGATTGACTTCCACCACTTTGGATTTCACAACTCTCGGTCTTGCCGTTGGTGAGTGGATCAAAATTGGCGGGGTTGGTGCGTCCTTCAGGTTTGCGACCGAAGCCAACAACGGATATTGTCGGATCAGTGCAATTGCCGCTAATGCCCTGGATTTTGATATTGTTCCAACCGGTTGGGCTACTGAAGCCAATACGACTGAGACTATCAAGCTTTGGTTTGGAAGCCGTGTCACCAATGGCATTACTAAAAAGTTTTACTCTATTGAGGAACAATTCCAAGACCAAGCCCCCACGTATCAATATTTTCGTGGTCAAATGGTTGATGGTCTGACATTGAGCCTTAATGCAAAAGCCATTGTTACGGCTGAAGCAACTTTCCTCGGTCTCTCAGGTGAAATTACAGAGACCCGGTTTGCAGGCTCCACTGATGAAGCCGCTCCAACCAACGATGTTTTGAATACTTCTTCAAATGTCGGTCAAATTCTGGAAAATGGAGTTGCGATTTCAGGTTCCAATTATGTCCTGGCAAACACCATCAGTATCGCAAACAACCTTCGGGAACAACCAGCGATCGGTACCCTGGGTGCAGTTGGCATTGGTCAAGGAGAGTTTACTTTGACTGGAACCCTCAATACCTATTTCGATGACAAAACCATGGTCGAAAAGGTTATCAACAATACCGAGTCCGCCTATAATATTGTCCTGGCAGATGGTGCCAACCACAGTATGCTGGTAGATATACCTCGGTTGAAGTTCTCCTCAGGTTTCCCGGAAGTCCCGGGTAAAAATGAGGATACCACGGTTAACCTCGGCTTTCAGGGAATCAAGCATGCGACACTGGGTTACTCCATGTTGATGCAGCGGTTCTTCTACGTCGAGGCGTAACAAACAGGGGATGGAGGCGTCCCCTCTAAGCTAGGAGGCTTGCATGAGTTTATATGGAATGTTTAAAACCAATCGAGACTATGAGACTGAAGGAGTCTGGATTGAATATGGAAAAGATACTCGGATAAAAATTGCCCGGGCAGGTGGATCCAATAAAACCTACCTCGCTGCGGTCAATAAAATGAATGCCGAGTATAAGCACCAGATTGCAAATGAACTGCTTGAAGAAGAGGTAGCGGAAAAGCTGCTCTTGGATGTTTTCGTTAATACAGTTATCCTGGATTGGGAAGGAGTTTCTGATGAAGATGGAAACCCTCTGGAATTCAATAAAGAGAATGTACGACAGGTTATGGGAGATTTACCAGACCTGTTTAGAGACATTCAACGAATGGCGGGAACTCTAGCGATCTTCCGTGCTGAGGCTTTGGAGAAAGAAGCAAAAAACTCATAACCTTTCTTGAGTACAAGCTAGGTGGTACCGGCAAAAATGAAAAAATGATTATTGCCGCGGCTCTTGAAAGGGGGGATCCAATACCGCCTACGATAATGAATGCCCCAGACTTAGACCTGCACCTGGTCTTTGTCTGGGAAGCGTTCTGGGAGTTGAGTACCTGTCGGCCTGTAGGAATGACCACAGGTTCTATACCCTGGACCGCGATCAATGAGTATGCCGTCCGGTATGAAGTCAACAGCCCGGATGAGTTTGACCGATTTGTTAAACTGCTGTATGCGATGGATGAAAGTTTCTTCAACCTGATGGAGCAGCAACGAAATGCCCAAAAAAGTAAAAACTAAGTTTGCGGTTCTTGCTGCTTCCATTCAAGGCAAACTGGAAAAAGCCAAGCGTGCCACTGCTCTTGAAGTCCTTAAAAATGTAGTCTTCCTTACCCCGGTTGATACCGGTCGGGCCCGGGCCAATTGGTTTGTTGGTGTCGGAGGTCCGAATACAGAAAGGAAGGACACCAACCCCGGAGCAAAAGGAAACCAGGGTTTTGCCGGATCTTTTGAACAAGGAAAAAGAAAGATCCTTACTACTCCTGCCATTGGTCAGGATATTTATCTCAGCAATAACCTTCCTTACATTTCAAAATTGAATGAGGGGTCTTCAGACCAACAACCTGCAGGTTTCGTTGAACGCGCAATCCAGGCAGGGGTCAATACTATAAGAGGACTTAGTTTCTAATGGCAACTGAAAATATTGACATTCGTATTTCTGACAATGGCGGAGCGAGAAGGGTTTCCCGGGATATAACTGGGATTGGCACTTCAGCCAGTGGGGCTTTAACTGCAGTTAAACTTTTAGCTGCGGGCCTTGCAGGTCTTGCTATTTTTAAAGTCACTAAAGCTGCAATCCAATTAGAATCAGCCATGGTCGGAGTACAGAAGACTACTGGTTTGACCGATATACAGATCACCAAACTTGCAGGCAATTTTCAGAAGCTATCCCAATCAATACCCCTGTCTGCAACGGAACTGGGTAAAATTGGTGAAGTTGCCGGTCAGTTGGGCATCACTGGCGTTAAAAATATTACGGTTTTCACCGAGACTGTTGCCAAGGTTGCATCCACGACTGACTTCACTGTTGAATCTGCTTCGGCGGATCTTGCTCGACTGTCTAAAGTGTTTAAGCTACCGATTCAAGAAGTCAACCGTCTGGCTTCCTCATTGAATGCTCTGGAAAACACCACTACGGCTAATGCTCCGACAATTGCTGAATTTTCCAAAAGAATGGCAGGTGCTGCAAAGACCATTGGTTTAACTGCTGCACAAGTCAATGCAGTCGGTGCGACTCTCGATCAGTTAGGTGCCCGGGCTGAAGCAGGTTCATCTGTTATGATCCGGGTTTTTGGGGCAATGATTGCTAAAGCTGATGAATTTGGTGCAATCATGGGAACTACAACTGACGAATTTCGTGCGCGCCTAGAACAAGACGCTATTGGAACAGTTACTCAATTCTTAGAAGCCCTTGGGGCCTTGGGTAAAACAGAAGCCGTCGCAGCTTTGGATGATCTCGGCCTCGCTGGTGTTCGAGCTCTTCCAATCATGCTTCAGTTAAAAGATAATGCTGCTCTACTGACTACAAATGTAAATACCTCGACCAAAGCTTTTAGAGAAGGTACTTCGATTCAAGATGAGTTTGCCACCCAGGTTCGATCAACAGAAAACCAACTTAAACTGCTTGGGAATGAATCAGAAATTATACAGCAAAGGATAGGTGCAGGTTTATTGCCAGCTGTCCGTCAGATAATTGGTATTTTTAAGAACTGGTTATCTGAATTGAATAAAAATGAGTTTCGCTTAAGAAATATTGGAGCCTTTATTGGCGGTACCATGATCGATGTATTGAAACTGGGTAGAGATGCCTTCAATGCAATTCGAGCCGCAATGGAAACAGTTGCTGCGATTGCTCTCAAAGTTACGGCCAACCTTGGACAGTTGCTCATACCTTTCGCTAAGTTGAAAGACCTCATTTCCGGTAACACAAAAGCGACTGAGGCCCTCAAGATAAACCTAGAAGCGATGAATTCTGCCGGCGATGGTTTACTGGATACTGCCTCAGACCGGGTCAAAGATTTTCAGACCGGAGTTAAGAATGCCAATATTGAAGTAGAGACTACCCTTAAGAATTTTAAAGAAGCTAATGCCGAACAAGATAAGTTGCTGGCTAAGAAGACAACTGTTCCAACCGCAACCGGACCTAAACTGGATGCAGATACCCTGGAGGATATTGTCGATGCCGGAGCCTTGGCCGGAACAGAACTTTTTATATTCCAGTTAGAGCAGATTGACCTGGCCCTGGCAAAAAATAAAATCAGCGCGGAACAGGCCTCCAGGGCGATCCAGGAATTTTCTTCCAACAACCTGGGACCCGATGATAATCCCTTCCAGGATATTGTTGATGCAGGAGCCATTACAGGTACGGATCTTTTCATTAAACAGCTGGAACGGATTCAGGAAGGATTTATTGATGGCAAGATTGGTGCGGATGAAGCATCCCGGGCAATTCAGGCTTTTTCTTCCGGCAACCAGGGCGCAGCAGAAGAGGTTCAAGGTTTAGCTGCAGTTTTGAAAGCAGCAGAGACACCTCTTGACCGATTGAACAAAAAACTGGAAACAGTTGTTGATTTATTCGAGCGAGGTTTTATCGATGATACCCAAGCGGCAAATGCCGTTCGGCGATTCACCGATACTTATAATTCTGAAATGGATCGTCTTAAAGAGAAGACAGATCAAGCCACCAAAGATATTCAGGACGCAATCAAGAACCTGGCCAACAGTATGGAAAGTCGGATGTCTGATACTTTCCTGGATATTATCAAAGGAACCAACAGCCTTAAAGACAACTTTGTTTCATTGATGGATGAGATTATCCGGCAGGTTTTAAGGTTGACTGTTGTCAAGCCGATTATTGATGGCCTCTTTGGATCCAGTGGCAGTGGCGGGCTACTGGGAGGATTTCTGACTGGGTTATTTACCGGAGGGACAGGGGGAGCAGCAGCTGGAGCTGCTTCAGGCCTTGTCTCTGATTTACCCATTGCCCCCAGTTTTGCTTCAGGCGGAGAGTTCCGTGTTGGTGGTATTGGAGGAACGGACAGTCAGCGGGTCTCACTGAATGCAACTCCAGGTGAAATTGTACGGATTACAACTCCTAGCCAGGAACGTGTAATGAGCCAGAGTGGTATTAGTAATGTCAGTGTCGTTGTTAATATCGCAGGAGGACAGGAAGAGACCTCTTCTTCCGGGGATACTGAAAGCCAGGAGTTTGGACTACAAGCCGCGAATGTTATCAAGTCTGTTGTCCTGGATATGATGAGACCAGGCGGACCACTTGCAGGAGTACGGCAGGATAATACGAGGAGACGTTAATGGCTACTTTCACTTATATCCCATCTTCTACCAGTCGTCTTGCTAAAAAACCAAGGATGAATAAAGTCCAGTTCGGCAATGGCTATTCACAACGGGCAGGAGATGGTATAAACAGCATTACTGAAAAATGGGGACTGGTATTCTCCGTACGTGATAACACAGATGCAGATGCAATCATTGCTTTCTTGGATGCAAGAGAGGGCCACGAGTCTTTTGACTGGACTCCTCCAGGCGGATCAGCAGGAAAGTATATCTGTGATACTTATGCCCGAACTTATACTAAGGCTCTGGATATGAACCAAATTTCCGCGACTTTTGAAAGGGTGTATGAGGCATGACAATTGCCAGTGACATTCAACTGCTCGATGCCGGCAAGGAAGTCAAGCTATATGAAATTGACACCACAGCCTTGGTTGGGGGGTCAATCAACCGTTTTCATCCTGGAACCGATGAGTTTAATACAGATATAACCTGGGATGGGAATGTTTACCAGGCTTGGCCTGTTAAAGCAACTGGCTTTGAGAAAACAGGTGAAGGTACAATTGCGCGTCCTCGTATACAGGTTGCCAATGTCCTGGGAACTTTTTACAATCTCAACACTCAATTCCAGGATTTGGTGGGCTCTCCAGTAACTCGAATTTCTACTTTTGTTAAATACCTGGATGCCGCAAATTTCACTGCAGGCAATCCCAGTGCGGATCCCACTCAAAAGCTGCCGGATGAAATTTTTGTTGTTCATAGGAAGCTGTCAGAAAATAAAAAGATGGTGGAGTACGAACTAGCTCCACCATGGGATGTTGAAGGAATTACTTTACCCAGGCGCAAGGTTGTTGCCAATATTTGTCCCTGGGTTTATCGGTCGGCTGAATGCAGCTATGCCGGGGGAGCAGTAGCTAAAAGGGACGATACACCGACAGCAATTATGAATGAAGACGATTGCGGAAAGCGTGTAGCCTCTTGTAAACTCCGGTTTGGTAACGAAAATGAATTACCCTTCGGAGGTTTTCCTGGTGCAAACTTGGTTGTCTGATGCTTTTAAGCATGCTGAAAGAGAATATCCAAAAGAATCCTGTGGCCTGGTCTACAAGGCTTCATACCTCCACTGGGATCAACCTGTGGATGACCAGCTTGCCTATTTTCCCTGTCGAAACCTGTCGGTAGAGAAAGACCTGTTCTATATCCACCCTGAGGACTACGCAGAGTGTGAGGACCGAGGAGATGTCCTGCAAGTTGTGCATAGTCACCCAAACTATCCCCCCGAACCATCTCAAGCTGACCTGGTTGCTTGTGAACAGGGAAATTTACCCTGGACCATAATCGGTTGGCCTTCAAAGAAATACAGGCAGATTGTCCCCAAAGGATATAAAGCGCCTTTGGTCGGCCGGCAGTTTACCTTCGGTCTTTTGGATTGCTATACCCTTATCCGGGATTACTATAAAGAGGTTGTAGGTATTACACTCAATGACTATGAGAGGGAAAACTACTTCTGGGAACGGGGGGAAGACTTGTATGAAGAGAACTTCCGAAAAGAAGGATTTGAAGAAGTAGAGTTTACAGACATTAAAAAACATGATCTAATTTTAATGGCTATTAAATCCAAGGTAATCAACCATGCGGCTGTTTTCCTCGGGCACCGAAATTTCAATGGCAAAACTGAAGTTCCGGTTATATTGCATCATGTCCAGGATCGTCTTTCTGAGGAAGTTGTTTATGGCGGTTTCTGGCATAAGAATATGAGAAAAGTGATTCGCCATAAGGATTTTATAAAATGCCCATGACAACTGTAAAATTATATGGACACCTCGGAGAGAAGTTTGGCAAAGAGTTTAAGTTTGACGTGGTAACTCCTAAAGAGGCCCTTCATGCTTTGAAAGCCAACTTCCCAGAGTTTGCTGGACACCTTATTCAGAATAATGAGCCTGGGTATTGGATCTTTGTCGGGAAAGAAAACCGAGACAAAGAAGGATTGTATTTACCGGCAGGGCGTCAGACTATTAAAATTGTACCAGTAGTCAAAGGCGCAAAGAAAAGTCCGATCTGGTCAATCCTGATTGGAGTGGCTTTAGTTGTCGTTGCCGGTCCCCTAGGTGCTTTAGGTGGAGGTGCCCTGGCAACAGCAGTAGTGGGTATTGGTATTTCTCTGGCGTTAAATGGTATCTCTGCCTTGATTGCAGGCAACCCCAATGACGGTCCGGAAGATCGTGGAGATAATAGGCAAAGTACCTTTTTCTCCGGACCAGTTAACACAATACAGCAGGGGGGTCCAGTCCCCCTTATTTATGGAAAAGTCTTGGCAGGATCCGTTGTAGTTTCTGCAGGGGTCCGGACAGAAACCACTGGGGCAGTGGCGGATGATGAAAATTGTACCCAGTCAATGGGTGGAGCCGAGGTCTGCGTATAATGAAATCTAAACTTTTCAAAATTAAAGGAGCCGGTGGGGGGAAAGGTGGAGGCCAAAGCCCAGTTGAAACTTCAGATACCCTATTCTCCAGTCAAAAAGTCCGTATCCTGGATTTAATTTCAGAAGGTGAAATTGAAGGCCTAGGGGTAGATCCTCTTAAAAGTGTTTTCCTGGATGGGACACCCATTCAGAACGGGGATGATTCTTTTAACTTCTTTGGAGTTAAACTTTGGGAGCGTTTGGGCACTCAGGCTCAAACACATATCCGAGGCATTCCTTCTATTGAAAGTTCTTCTGCAGTTGGGATCGAGGTCACAAACAGCCTTCCCCATACAGAGACAATTAATGATTCAACCGTTGATGATGTTATTGTAACGGTTAACACCCCTTCTCTTTTATTTACAGACCAGAAAACAGGGGATATTGAGGGCTCATCATTTTCTTTTATCCTGGAAGTCGATGTTGACGGTGGGGGCTTTAGTACATTTATCACGGATACTATTAAAGGAAAAAGTACAAACGGATTTTCTAAAGATTATAAAATTGAATTACCGGCAGGAACGACACGTCAGGTACGGATGACCCGTACCTCTGCTGATTCAAATTCTGCTCTACTGGCAAATAAGTCTATCTGGCAGACCATCACTGAAGTCAAAAACGATAAGCTGACTTATCCAAACAGTGCAGTCTATGGCCTGCAAATGGATTCCGCGCAATTCAATAAAGTTCCTGTTCGCGGATACCTGGTTAAAGGTCTTAAAATCCAGATACCAGATAACTATAACCCTATAACCCGGGCTTATTCTCCTTCAGTATGGGGTGGAGCCTTCACAACAGCCTGGACAGATAACCCTGCTTGGATCTTCTATGACTTAGCCACCAACGACCGCTATGGCCTGGGTCAGTTCATTACTCCGGCTCTTATTAATAAATTTGACTTGTATGCCATTGGCCAGTATTGTGACACCCTGGTTGATGACGGGTTCGGGGGATCAGAGCCCCGATTCACCTGTAATACACAAATCTCAAACGCCAAAGAAGCCTATGAACTTCTGGTTGAACTGGCTTCTGTCTTCCGAGGTATGCCCTACTGGTCTGGCGGACAGATTACCGCTGTCCAGGATTCTCCAGCCAGTCCTATCGCTTTGTTCAACGCAACCAATGTAGAAGGGGGGGATTTCAGTTATTCTGGAAGTTCTATTTCAGCGCGTCATACTGTTGCCCATGTTACCTGGAATGACCCAAACAATCTTTATAAGCAGGAAGTCGAATACGTAGAAAACCCGGCAGGAATTGAACGCTATGGAATCCGGGAGAAACGAATTATCGGGATAGGTGTCACTTCTAGAGGCCAAGCAAATCGAGTCGGGCTTTGGGCCCTTTACTCAGAAGTTAATGAGACAGAGACTGTTGCCTTCACAACAGGCTATGAAGCAACTTTACTTTTTCCTGGCGCTATTATTCAAATCCAGGATCCAAATAAAACATCTAAAGACTTTGGTGGAAGAGTTCCAACTGGAGCTACAACAACCTCAATCCCTTTAGATCAAACTGTTACTTTAGAAACAGGAAAGACCTACAGTCTTAATATAATCCTGCCAGACGGTACTGTAGAAAATCAACCGGTAACCAATGCGGTTCCCGGGAGCTATTCTACCCTTACAGTATCTCCTGCTTTTACGACAGCCCCACAAGCCCAATCCGTTTGGATCTTGGAATCTGATATTGAGGTACCCACTGAATGGCGTATCCTGGCCGTCACCGAAGGAGAAGGAATCAACCGCGAAGTTCTGGCAATTCAACATGACTCCACAAAATTCAGCCAGGTTGAATCGGGGATTATCCTAACTACTAAACCCGAAGACCTGCGTAAAGGAACCATATCCCCCCCAGCCAATGTTACCCTGGATGAATACCTGGTTTCTAATGACGGTGAGGTGACTTCAGTTCTTAAAGTACAATGGGATGAAGTACTGAAAGCTGAAACCTATGCTGTAAGATGGCGAAGGGGAAATGAAAACTGGGTTGGGGTAGATGGTATTCAAAACAATTATTGGGAATTACCAGGAGCTATTAAAGGGATATATACTGTCCAGGTTACTGCTTTTGATGGTAAAGGCTTATCTTCAATTCCTACTACAGAAACGGGTCAAGTCCAAGGGATTGACGGCTTAGAACTTGCTCCTCTTGTTACAGGTCTTGAATTGTTTGAACAAGGGAACGAAACAGACTTTGCAGGCAGAGACGCAAAGTTTACCTGGAGAAAAGCCAGCAACCTTTCTTCTTTTGAGTTAGGCAGTGAACCAGAGGGTGCAAACAGTGGGGCTTTGGATGCGTTTTTTAAAGACTATGAGATACGCATATATGATACAAATGACTTAGACACAAGAAAACTTTTGCGGTCAGAATTTGTTACTGACAACTTCTATACCTATACTTGGGAAAAAAATATAGAAGACGCAAAATTTAGAGCTGTTCCAGATCAAAATATTCCATATCGGTCTTTTGTTATTGAAGTCTACCAGCGGAATATAAATAATGCGTTATCTGCATTCCCGGCTAAACTGCAAGTTCAAAATCCAGCACCAGCTTTGCCTTCACAGATTACTTTTTCAAAAGCCGTTTATAACCATTTTATTGATTATGAACCACCGCTCGGAGATCATGACTGGGTTGGTATGATAGTTTGGCGCTCAGAGACTCCTGGTTTTACTCCTGGGCAATCCAATAAAGTATTTAAAGCCCCCGATAGTTTTATTGTATTAGAAGGCGTACCAGGAACCACATATTATTATAGATATGCAACCTATGATGCCTTTGACGAAGTAGGGTTGAATATATCCGCTGAACAAGTTGTTGTAATGAATCGGATTGACACACCAGACATTGAAGCCGGGGCAGTCACAGCGGATAAAATCTTGGCTGCGTCAATTACAGCAGACAAGTACAATCAACTACGCAATAGTCAGCTGATTACATTTGGAGATTCATTGGATGCGACACACCCCTTTGAAATTGTTTTTCCTATCTCATCCGAATTAGAGCCAAATGGGATTAAGGCAGTTAATTTATCATTTCAAATTTTAAATTATCGGGCTTACTCAACGGGCGTTGCAAGCGGTGGAGCAAACACCCCGACTAGCAATTCAGGAGGCAGTTCAACGCCGACATCTTCCAACACAACGGGAGGAACGCATAATCATACCGAAACAACAGGAAACAGTAACCCAAGTGCGTCATTGATTATTTATTATGATGGTGTTAACAACCGTTTTGTAAATGGAAGCGGCGGTACAATTACAATTGACACAGGGGATGGTCATACACACACAGTAACGGTTACCAATGCTTCAACCTCAGGATTGCAACAAGTCTATTGGAGCGTAACACAGGGACAATTAACCTGTAATGGCGGTGGAGTAATATTCACCAACACCACAAACAATCATGAACATGAATTAATAATTGGTAATTATAATGCCGGGGATACAAATCAAACCTTTGGTGAATCAGCAAATACATTTGTGGTTAATGGCGGTACAAGATTATTAACTTTCGGCTTAGGACCGAGTGGTCATACCCATACCGTTACAATCGGCAACCATACGCATGATGTAGTTATTCCAAACCACACGCACGGTGTTGATTATAATATTTTTGAGGAAGCAAATTCTCCGACGATCAATGTCTTTGTCGATGACGGCTCTGGTTATGGTTCAAGCATTGGTGCATATACCGCAGATCAATTAGAGGTTGACATTAAAAGTCATTTTGCAGGAAGCACAGGTATTAAAAGAATAAAATTTGAAAGCACGACACGAGCAAGAATTATGACGACTGTCGAATTAAAAATAGATATTGCAGCCTAGGGGGAGTCATGTTAAAGAAACCGATTAGTACAATCCGAAAAGAATTTAACGAAAATGGCTCATTGCCGGATGATACTGCCATTGAAATAATTGAGGAGGTATCACGGTTATCAAACCTGTTGGACGGAGAAAAAGATAAAGCAAAGGCTGCGATCAAAAATATACAGGATCAGGTTAATACAACGATGGTTGAAATACAAAAAGATTTTCAAGAGAAATTCGATCAGGATTTAGCCGTTGCAAAAAACAAAGCCCACGAGGATGCGATCCGATTCACTAAAGAACGGGATGAAGCGAAAAAAGAGTTAAAAGCCAAAAATAATATAATCAAAAAACTACAGGTTGATCTACAGACCTTGAAGAAAGAAAGGGGATCCGATGTCACAGTATAGAGTTGGGACAGTTACCGTTACAAATGCCTCGACTGCTGTTGTCGGAGTGGGTACAAAGTTTTTAACAGAGGTTACTGTAGGGGACTTATTTATCCGAGTAGGAGATAATGTCACTTATGAAGTGGCGTCCATAACGGATGACTTAAACTTAGTATTAAATGCCAATTATAGTGGAGTAACGGGGGCAGGTGTTTTATATACCATCAACCGGGATTTCACGACAGGTAATATACCCTATTTTCTACAAGGAGATATTGAGACAGCGACAGTCTTTAAAAGGGCAATGCTGCGGATCCAAGATTTAATATCTCCTGCGCCTATTCCGATAACTTTAATCCAAGATGCAGAAGCTGGATTAATTGTTTATGATGGGATGACCCTAGACCGGGATTTATCAATTGCAAAAGTTGGAATTTATGCTGCTATCCCACCAACAGGTGCAAATATAAATATGAAACTTTTAAAAGATGGCTCAGAAGTAAACGATGCTATAGTATTAACCGCAGCTGCCAATAATGAAAAGACGACTCTGGGCACACCAGAATCTTTTATTACTGGAGATCGTATAGGTTTAAAATTTACCCAGGCAGGTTCAGGTACGCCTGGAGGCGAAATAATTGTAACCTTGTACCCACTATAGGGAGGTTTTATGAAAAGAGTTTTATTGTTCCTTTTATTTATACTGATACCTTCTTTAGCGCTTGCTGGAGATATTACCAGGGATAAAGTAACTGCTCGGGACCACGTTGTCCTGGAGAATACCACGACTCCTGGGAATGCCCCCACTGGAGCATCCAGAGTTTATGTCGACAGTGCAGATGACACCTTACGCCTCAAGGATGATACAGGTGCTGTTTCTGATTTTGTCCATGTACCCATTGCCCAAACTACGGGCTTTGTTCATAAGAATGGCACGGCTGATTATACGGCGATTTTATCAAATTTAAATGCCTCTGTTGATCCTGGTACATCCGATGACTCAGTTGCGGGTTACGCCGTCGGCTCTGTGTGGGTTAATACAACAGCCGATAAGGTTTTTCGTTGCGTGGATTCAACTACCTCTGCTGCTGTATGGATTGACATAGGAGCGGGTGCAACGGGTGGCGATCCTGACCAAAATATTTTTGAAACTATGTCGGATGGAACTAACAATGCAGTCGCTGATACCGTCACAGATACTTTTACCTTTAATGGGTTTGGGGATGTAGCCGTTGAGGTCACCCCCGGAACGGATACCATTACAATTGGAAATTCAGCGAGAATTCAAAACCATAATTATGTAATTAACCCAGAGGGGGTAATTACTCAGCGATTAAATTCGGCCCAGACGTCAGCAAGTGCCCCGACCAATGCAGATTTTAATAAGGCGAAATTTGACCATTGGATTTTGTTAGCCGAAGGAACGGATGCCGCTGACTGGAGTCAATCCGTCGGGGGGACTTTAGGCAGTTTAACCGCTATGAAAGGTGACGCGGAAACCGCTAATTTACAATTTGGCTTGGTTCAGTTTTTAAATGGAAATCAAACCAGTCAGTTTGTGGGTGGGGCTGCAAGTACAGGCTTTGCATTGAGCGCATATGTAAAAACAGATACAACAGAAATTGCTAATGCTCGCATGGCTTTGTTGTGTTGGGAAAGTACCGTTGACGCTCCGCCTGATCCAATTTCAACCTGGGGCTCAGGGGGTGGTGCGTTTACCTGGGCGACCAATTATAGTCAGGAAGCCATATCAGGTCAATTGGCGTTAACATCTACTTATACTTTGCAGGCTATATCGGGAACCATTACTGGGACTTGTAATAATATTGCTGTGGTTATTGTGACGGATGATGCGACCCTGTCCGTTGATGATTCTTTATATATCACCAATGTAAAATTAGAATATGGGGGTCTCACAGAATATTTCAGCAAAGATTTATGGGAACAATTGTTTGATGCCCAATTATATTATGACAAAAGTTATGATCTTGATATTAATCCCGGAACCTCCACCAGCGATGGAATGATTGCTTGTGGTGATACTGGATTAGCCAGTGCAGTACATACAACGAGGTGTATGGTTTATTTTAAACGGACCATGTTTAAAAAACCCACTATGCTTGGCTGGACAAATTCAGGAACTGCTGGGTCATGGCATGTTGAGGGAGGAGTAACGACAGGAACTTTTACCACCCCAGTGTCTGGTCGTAATAATGTAGAGGTTGAGGTTACCAGTACAACGTCCACAGATGGTAGAATTTGGGGGCACTTTACAGCAGACGCTGAGTTTGCAGGAAATTAATTTTTAAAAATTAAGGAGAAAGAATCATGGGTGGATCATTATCGCAGGAAGATTTGGACCGGGCTGTTCGAAATCTTAAAGAGCATATAGATGTCAAGTTCACAGCCCAACAAGCCTATGATAAACTGATCCACAAAGAATTAATCAAAGATGTGGCCCACCATGATATGATTTTACATGGAGACGGCAATGGTATTCCCGGCCTGAAAATAAAGGTTGACAGAATTCAAACTGGGTATAAAATAATAAAGCGGGTTGTAGCAGGCTTTATGGGAGTTTTGACCCTACTCGGAACATACCTGGGACTTAAATTTAAGTAAGGGAAAATATGTTTACTGGTATAAAATACAAATCAGGCTATCTATATCAATTGGCTCAGACCTATGAAGTTCAAACCCATATAGAAGTAGAACAGACCATCTATTGCGGGTATGTAACTTTATATACTGAAGGCCTTATAATTATACAAAAAGGATATGCTTGGGATGGTCCCAGCGGTCCGGCCATTGATACAGATAATTTCATGCGGGGATCTTTAGTGCATGACGCTTTTTATGAGCTGATGCGAAAAGGCATGCTGGATCCATACATTTACCGCAAGAAAGCTGATGAACTTTTACGAACACATTGCCGGGAAGACGGAATGTCCTGGATAAGAGCTTGGTGGGTGTATAACTCACTCCGGCAGTTTGGGTATAAAGCTGCAACCAGGGAAAACCAAAAACCAATACTGGAGGCTCCATGAATAATTTAATTTTATTTTTAATGCTAATTGGTCTTGTGGGATGCGGTACATCAATCAGCGTTACCAAACAGACATACGATAAAGGCAAGATGGTCAGTAACACTGAAGCTAGTTACTGGTCCAGTAAAGATGTAACAGCTCCTTCCTTGTCTATTGATAAAGATGATAAAGGTTATAGCATGGAAATGAAAGCTGAAGATGCCAACAACAGCGAACCTATGAAACAGGTCAATGAAGGCATGAAGATCATGTTGGAGGGGATTAGTAAATTCAAATAGGAAAAGAGGGACCCCATGAAAATATTGTTTATTATATTTATGCTGGCATCAGCATCATGGGAGGTAATGCCAAACAGGACAGTATTAATAGAGGGCAGGTACCATCCAATACGGGAAATTGGTTTATGTGAAACAATTTTCTATAAACTGGAAGATGAGATAATCCTGCGAGCAGATAAATACTGTTACCGGGTAATGAAAGAAAGCTTCAACCTGGAGATGAAAAAGACATGGCCTTTAAATCGGAAAGACTCTACAAAATTGCCATTGCCATACTCCTATCCATTGTCGGAGCCCTTACATCCATCCTCACCTTCTTGTTGGGTGGTTGGATGTACTGGGTCAGTGAAGTAGCCCTAGAAGCTGGAGACAAAAAAGAGTGGATGCTCAAGCAGCAGAAACAGATTAATGAGAATAAGGAAGACCTCATACGTCTTAAGGAGAAATGACTCTATGTCTTTCCAGCATGAGCAGGTGGTATATGATGGGAACTGGTTGAGGTTAACACATCATCAAGAAGAAATTACTGATCCACCCATGTTAGTTCCTGATGTGTATAGGCTGATGAATAAACCTTTGGATGTAGCCACAGTGTCAGGCATGGTTCTGGTTTTACAAACTTGGCTGGAGAACAACTCGTGAGTAAACAATCGGACGAAGCAGCAGAATTGGTAAGGTTTAAACGAAATCGTATGGCTGATTTTGAAGCAAAAAATCCCACACTGTTTAACAGTGATGAGGTGCAAGCGAGGATTAAATTTTTAAATGAGAATGTCCGGGACAAAACAAAATATGGTTTGTCTTTAATGGCTTTGGGCAATCATTCACTGAAACGCATTATTCCACCTGGTAAATAAGAATGGCAATTACATCAGGAGCATCCCCAGGAATCGTCGTTACGACACCTGCAAAAGATTCACGATTAACTGAAACTACATTAGGTTCTCAATCGGGAGCCAATGCAAATCAGGTTATCGTTCCCAATGCTATAGGTACGAATAACGAAGGGAATTTGATGTCCTCCCCTACCTATGTGGGACGACTGATAATGATCCGACCTTTCGCCGACGGCTTATCGGATACATCCTCTGTCTCGAATGGTGGAACGGGTTATTCGGTTTCTGATGTACTTACTCTTTCTGGTGGTACGAGGAATAATGCGGCTACCATAACTGTAACAGGTGTTAGCGGTGGAGTAGTCACGGCCTTTACTGTAACAACACGAGGAGATTATACGGTTACACCTGGGAGCCCAGTGTCAACGACCGGAGGAACAGGCACAGGATGTACCATTGCAGCCGAGTGGTTACCGAATCAAGAAGTAAATTATATTTCTGCGGACGCGTCCAATACATTGACTTGCTCTAATGACTGGATACAGCCACCCATCTCAGGCGAAGATTGGGCGATATGTTATATCCTTGCGGATGCTGCAACGCTGACTGGACTTTCACTGATTAACAAACGTGTTTCGGATTACTCTTCTTCTCGACGGTTTACTGTTGGGAATGGGACTAATATTGCATGGTTTGCTTTGCTGGATGGGGCAAGTTTGGAAACATCGGACAATAGTTCCACATCGGTTGCTGATTTTATTGTGGAGGCTAACGCACGTTTTGATAATGGCTACCTGGTCCAAGGATTGCCCGTTGGTGGCGGGTATATTATTGGAACCCCTGCAGTAAATGGCGAATGGGTTTTTGACTCCAAGTCTGGTGGTCAATGTTTTCTCTATGATTGGTTTTTAACCTGCGTAAAAAATAACCAATGTAATTTTGATGGAGACATCTTTTTAAATAAGGGAAAGTTTTTTGCCGCTACCGATACATTAGAATTTACTGGGGCTAACGTAAATTTAGAAGCCATTTTTGTACAGGGTCGCGGTACATCGACTGAAACAATTGTGTGGACAGGCGGGGTAGCCGTTTTTGATTTTATCGTTGCTGACATTGCGGGATTTACTTCAGAAACAACAACAGGTGCTGAATCCTTTTTCCTGGTTGATCCCGTTTTTCTTCGTACAGCGCCGAAAGTAACTGTCGAACAAGACAAGACGTGGATTATTGTTAATCCAATTTGGACGATTGATGAGAGTGACCAAAGTGATATTCTATTTAATTCAGGAACCAACAACGTTGTATGGTGGGCAACGTTGGTTGAGTTTGTGGTAACGAATACAGCCTTGGGTCCAATTCCCAGTGCAAAAGTTTATGTCTACGAGGGAGGCATTACTGATGACCTTCAATTGGATTTAAACACAGACGCAGATGGTGCGGTATTCGATGCCTATATTTATAAACAATATGACGATGATGGTGCGAGCGGGTTAACTGTTGTTACACTCTCATCATTTGCTCTAAAAATATTTGCGTATGGTGGATTACCTTTTGTAGTTCCCATTTCGCAAACAGAACCTTGGAAAACCAATGTAGCGATTGTTGTTGATGACCATATCAGTGAGGCCGTTGAAGCAACGGCAATCACCAATGGTCCAACGGTCGCACCAACACGAGATACAAATTCAAATACCCTTTTGTTTTTTGATACGGGGGTTAATACTTTAAATGTGGGTGAGACAGTAACGGGTGGGTCGTCCGGTGCTACAGGTGTTGTCCAGGAAATTTCCGAGGGTGATTCTGTTTCCGGTAAGGTATTTTTGAAAACAAGAAACGCAACGGCCTTTACACAAAATGAATCCCTGTCCTCAAGCGGTACATGGACGGGAGGCGTTTTAAACAATGCCACCTTCTTTCAGAATTTTAAAATCCATATCGACGGCGACAATAAATCCATGCAGTTGATTTATAATTGGCAAGCGGCGAAGATGGCAGAAACCACTCTCGATGCAATCTGGGAGGTTTTAATTGAATGGGGTACTTCTAATTTTGGCTATCTATTATTATGGGATGGCGCTGGCTATGTCACAGCGATGAATAGTTCAGAAGGTGTTTTCGTTTCTAAACGTGGTGCGGGTGATATTACCTTCTTTACAGCCGATGACGGGACCACATGGACACCTCCGCAAACAAGAACCCATACAGTTAATGGTCTGGATGCCGGGTCTCAGGTTGTCTGGTTAACCCGTCCAGGAGAAGTAGAACTGGAAAATAAAGCCGAAGTATCAGGGGTTGCAACGTATACTTATGTATGGTCCTCAGACGTGGATATTTGGGTTCAGATTTTAGACCTTAATAAAAAGAATGACTTGCTTGAAACAGTTTTGACAAACGGAAACGTAACATTAACGGCTCCACAAAAAGACGATCCATTTTATTTAAACCCGTAGCCTAAAAGTGAGGATGTACCATGGCAAAAATTGTAGATCCAGATCAACTAACCCAGGCAACTGAAGTCACTTTTGGTACGTCTACCAAAAAGATTGACTTGGCTGTTGCCGGCAACTTGGACGATAACGCTCCCGGTAAAAGTTCAGGAGTGGCTCACCAGGCACTTTATTCTTTCGCGAAAGAAGAGTGGCTGACCGATACAAACCTGCAGAAAATCCGATTTCCTTTCAATCCGATCTTTGAAGCCAAGTTCGACTGGATCAATGACTGGCAACCGGAAGATGCGCAGACGATTGACTTGATTCGAGACGGTGGTTTCCGGGTCGACATACTGGATGATGAGTACGCGGCAATTCTTTCTTTGCTGTCTTTTCAGAATCCGGCATCAGACCTGGCCTATTACTGGCAGACTACCGGTTGGACGTCCACGACAAACTCTTTTGATAAGACCGGAGAGTTGAATGAACCGATTCTTATCTGGGACGGTACGACCGACTGGAGAGACTTCCTGAAAGTCGCTTTGAGAGTTCAAGGAAAAACGCATGGCTACGGAAACCTCCTGGTTGACCAGGAACTGTCTGCTTTGACCTATCAGGCTTACAGACTTCCGTTGTCCAACTCCCTGGACCCGAATGTCATTGAGACTGATGGCAATATTGACACTCTTACGCCGTATACCAATATGCGGTTGAATTATATACAGGGTTTAGGTTTTACGACCTGGGCGAACTCCACTGTTTATGCGGCAGGGGCTGTTGTCCTGGATCCAATCCGTCAGTCCGGTGGCTCCTCAAATGGGACCTGGTGGTTTACTGTTGCCGGTGGAACAAGTTCTGGAACCGGTACAGCGGATGATGTTGGTGTAACCTGGGAATCATATGTAGGTGAAGAACAAATTGGTACCGAGTGGTTTGCCTTCAACCGGATTATTGATCTATCAAGCGGTACGGCTCTTGCCCAGGAAATTTATGAATGGGGTGAACGGCAACTGCGTTTGACAACCACCATTAATGATGATGCCCTGGGTTCTCCGAATCAAGATGGATTTGGTACGGTCAACGGTGAAGTTGCCATGGACCTGTTTGACTACATCGGTTCCACTCTTCGGACCCGTGGCGGTGTACTGATTCGTAATTTTGATGCGAATGACACCAACGCCCTTGAACTGAGAGATATTACAGTAGACGGTGGCGGACTGGACGCGGACAATGTTCCAGTTACTGCAACGATCCGAACTTTTCCTTTTGTATCGGCTTTTACCATCGTCTTCTCAAATAATATCGTAGCTGAAGCAGACGTAGACACTATCTATAAGATGTTCTTCCAGTATACTTCAAGAGATACTGGAACAGATATTGCAACTACGGCTTCTTCCGGGGACGCGACGACCTTGACCAGTTCTACCACAGATTTCACAGTAAACTTTTCAAATGGTGACTACTTAAATATTTCTGGATTCACCACCAATGCTGTGAATAATGGACTGTATCAAGTCAATGGCGCTCCCAGTGCGAACTCTATGGTCTTGCGGAAAGTTAATGGTGAAAACCCGATCAATGAAACGGCGGGTGATACTGTTAACCTGGATGCAGATCCATACGATTCTCCCGATGCGGTTATTGTCAACGACAACGGCGGGTCTCCAATCACCGGCCAGGTAACGGCTGCAAGTATTGCCGGAGACTTTGACTACGACAATAACAACCAGGGAGGTCGAACTGCAGCGACGGATGCCCCGGTGGCCATCGAGTGTCAGGGTAAAGGAGGAGCTCAATGGGTTGATGGACTCTTTACAATTACCCGATCGGTTGGTCTTAACTTTCCGTTGAACCCAGCGGATGAACGTGTTTATGTAAACCCGTAGGAGGCTTATGAAAAACCCTTGGGAACAATTGGTTGCGCTCCCTCATCTCTCAGGAGAAATGAGGGAGCGTCTGGAACGAAGGAAGCGTTTAAAACAGGTCCGGTATATCTGCTTTGGTATACAGAAGGACCTGGGTTTAAACAAATCCTTGAGCGAAGCAAGCAGGAATGTTTTTATCCAGGGCTTCGTAGATTTTTGGTTGCACCAGGTACCAAAGTACATGGTGTCACCTACAAAGCAGATCATACCGGTGCCGGAGAAATGGCAGGTACCTGTTCATGAATTAGGAGGCTATGAACAGTTTGCAAAGCGCTGGGATGTCGATCACGACCTTAATGTTTATCTCCGGCATTCCAGTATATGGCAGGAATGGAATGCCACTCTTATGCGTGTTGTTCCGGTCTTAGGCGAGGGGGAATAATGGCTGCGAAAGTTACTGCAGATCCAAGTACAAGGATCTTTACATTAACTGAAGCCCCGGTCAGTAATCGAGTCACTCTGGATATGCGCCAGGATTTCTACAGCGCATTGAAAGACGACTGGTTTGGTCTGGTGGCCAATCTGGATAAAAATAAGTTCCCCATGCGGTCCTTTGGTGATCCACAGGGTTCCGGCCAGATTGGCCCTTATGTCTTCTTGGATAATCTGACTCAAGGCTGGAGGGTACAGCCCTATGATGCAGACCATGAATTGATAATTGTCGGGAACCTGATTTCAGAGTCTGCCGTCGCCCAGGTTATAAAGCCTTTGTGGTTGTCCCGTCCCGGACGTACAATTACCATCCGAGAAGTACAATCCGCCCAGGCTTTGACCTTGGAAACCGGGGTTTCCGGATTGACTTCAGGGGAAGCCCAGCAGTTGACCAATATTGAAACTGAAACCGAACGCCTGAGAAAATTAAAAGGCAACGAAATGAAAATGGACCGAGCCAATGGTAAAATCCTTATCCTGGAGGATAACGATACAGATACTTATCAAGAAGCGGATGCTTATGAAGATTTTGCCAAGACTATTCCATTGAATCCCAATTCAACCGGGGTGGATGTTCGAGAACGGTTTAAAACGCCATGACCTGGATTCCGACCTGGGGTTATGGCTCTGCCGCTTCGCCCGTGACCTGGGGATATGGCCATTTCCGGGTTATCCCCCCGGAGTTTCTGGTTAACGCCCGGAGGCAGGCTTATATCCGTTTTGAAAACAGGGTCTTCCTTGTTAAAAGAGAGGTATGCTGATGCGGGTTTATAAAGTTCCAAAAGAAATTCGGACTCTGGTTATCAGAGAAAGCCGTGTCCTTAAAATACCGGTTGAATCGAGGACGGTTAAAATCAAATTCGAAAACAGGAAGGTGACGATATGAGTAAGGAAGGCTTTTATATTGACGTAGCAGACGGACTTCTTAAGATCCGGAAAGACTCTGATTCAGAATTGAATTATACCCTTGACTGGACAGACTGGTTGGATACAGATACCATCACCGCTTCTGACACGACAGACGTCAACACTGATGTCGCAATGACTTCGGCTGCGACCAACACCGGGGTCATTACCAGTACAGCAATTAATTTCAATACAAATTTCCGGATTAATGACCTGATAACTGTTTCAGGCTTTTCTAACTCGGTAAACAATGGCCAGTACCGGGTAACTTCCGTTTCGGCTAATGCCCTGGGCGTGACAAAAGTTGTTGAAGCGGATGTGCTGATTGATGAATCAGCCGGACCTTCTATAACCCTGGTCAATCCGAAAAGCGCCTGGTTGATTCCGGCTCCTCTCCGGGAGTACTCTGCAGGCCAGGTCGTAGGAAATACCCAGGCTGTAGGTTTTATTGCCGGCGGAGTCGCAGGAACCGACTATACAATTGTAAATCGAATCCGAACAACCAACAATTTGAGGGATGAAAGAAGTTTTGTTCTTAAAGTAACCTCCAAATAAGGGGGAGCCATGTTTAAACTGGGCAATAGAAGCAGGCGGGAATTGGTTGGAGTTCACCCAGATTTAATCCAGGTAGTGGAGAAGGCGCTTGAACTGTCTGAGATCGATTTCTCTGTTCATGACGGGATCCGTACAATAGAAGAACAACGGGTCCTGGTACAGAACGGCGCCTCGAAAACAATCAAGTCCCGGCATATTGAAGGATGCGCCGTTGACCTGGTTCCGTATTTGAACGGTAAAATGAGATGGGAATGGAATCCTATTTACAAAGTCGCCCTGGCCGTACGAAGGGCAAGCGCAGAACTGGAAATCCCAATCCGCTGGGGTGCAGTATGGGATAGAAACAGAATGAACGAACTTCCAGGAACTGAACTTGGTTTGAGGGATGCTGTCCTGGACTATGTAGAACGACAGCAGATGAGGTCACGGAAGGTCTTTTTGGATGGCCCGCATTTTGAATTACCCAGGAGATTTTATCCTGAATCCCATTTTCCGTGACGCCTCCCACGGAATAGGTCAACCGGGGCCGGTCGCTTGTTTACAACTCCTTCCCCCCCGGCATGTGAGCTTGCGATTCGGTTCCGGTTGACTGATAGGCTAGGGAATGCTCGATTCTGGGCCACCGACAAGAAAATCGGTGACCAGAATCGACATTTCAAGGCATTCTGCAGGCTGTATCAAGCCTAATTCTGGATCCCTTCAATAAAACCATTTTCCAGGCGTCCGGGGAAAGAAATTAAAAACCGGTAGAAAGCTATAGTCTGTTTGACTTCAGCAATCACCTCATCAAAGGGAACGCCCTCATTCTCGGGGGGTCCGACAATAGAAAAGTCCATCGTAAAAATCAAGGCCGGACCAAAAACCCTCAAAGGCAGGTGAGTCTGGGCCAGCCAATCAAATAAAACAAAACTATGTTGAAAGCTGGGATCCCCCTCTTCTTTCAAGCCTACGTTTTGACTGTTGACAAAAATAAAGTCTCCAGATTTAAAGCCCATCAAAGGAACCATGGGCCCCCCTATAAACTTCTCAATTTCTTTCACGCTTTCCGGGTAGTAGTAAGCCATTTCTTTTGTTTCCGGATTTATACTGATGGTCATTGTTCTTTTCATGAGGCCTCCTTCGGATCTTTATCGAGACAGATGAATTCAACATAAGTCATGTCTTTCTCCACCTGCATCTTGGAATCCAGTTTATCCCCCAATATCATGGGGATCCTATAATAGAAAGACTTCAACCAATCATTCGCCTGGGCTTCAAAGAATCTTTCTACAACTTCCTGTTCCCGGCCGTTCGGTACATTCCGGGAAACCCACAGGTGCCCGTCTATGGCCTGAATGACCATGGTGATAAAAGGATTTTTGCTGTAGATAAGGCGGACAGCATTCTTTGCCATCTGGGTGACTTGCTTCCAGTCCTTCTTATACATTTTTGCGGTGGTGTGCATTCCCATCGCCCAACCGATCGATGCGGCTGCAGCCAGGTAATACCATTCAAAAGTCATAGTGTTCTCCTAAAGTCCGGTTAAAACTCTGTCTCGATCGAAAACTTTTCTATGGTCTGGCCTCATAGGACCATGGTCCTTGTAAAAGTCAATCATCATATTTAGAATTGTTCCAGGTTTTAATTCTTGAGTCTTGGCAATTTCCCGGATATACTCATCCTGAGAACCTCGGACCCGGTAACTTTTTCCATAAAAAGTATCTGATGATATTGACATAGTTCCTCCTAAGCCTTGTTTGGGTCTCTGCCCCTCCCCCACTTATGGGGTCTTCGTGGGCGAAGGGGCATTATGAAACCCGGGTTTTGTTTTTGGAAAGTGGTGGCATACCACCTCAATCCTTTTAAAGTTGTTTTACAGTTTGGAAACTCTTCTTTAAGAGAGGCCAGGATTTCATCATACCGCAATCCAAGATTGCTTCCATTAGTCTGACACAGTTTCTCATAGACCGCAGCACGAATTGTCCTTGGGACTTTCTTTTTTCTACGTACCATGTCAGCCCTCCTTGGTTACTGTCTCCTTTTTCTTGGCTAAAATCCGCTTGGTCCACATCTCAAAAGTGACCGACTTGATATAGGCATCAACGGCATTTTGGATTTCCTCTAACAGGTCAACAATCTCCGTATGATTATGCCCGTCTTCCTTCAATCCATACTTTGGGTCGAACAGTTCCTCACAGTCCCCGATTACATTAGCATCACAGTAATCATGGAGATCAGAAAAACATTTGACTTTATCGAGGGGCATTTGGTCAGTCAACATCATCCACTTGACTTCCCCGATAATATCATTAATCTTTTTCAACTTTAAATCTTCTCTATCTTGCGTTTTCATAATTACCTCCTAAAAAGTTTTAAACTCAGACGCCCCGAAGGGCGTTTCGACCTTAAGGTCTCATCAGTGAGTTAACGGACATTGAGACGGAAGACTCTTGAATCCGTCTCGATGAACTTATAGGACTGTGTACCATGTTTGAGAGCTGTCCATAAACTCGAGGCGGCTCGGTCACGACGGTCTATTTTACGTTCGTCGTCCGGGAACTTAAAAATGGTATTGACAAGAGACTCAATCGTAAGTTTGGTTTGTTTGTTATCAAGGAAAGCCTGAGTCGCAGCTTCATGATACTTCTTACCTTGATATTTCTGACGAATGAAAATTTTAATGTCGTCAGGGTTTTTGGTTTTTGTATGGATCTTTAAAGGTTTTGCACCACCTGTTGAAGCAACACCATGATGCTTTTTATAGAAGCGGACCAATCTTTCTAAAACCACATCAGCTCCCTCCCAATCAGTATCCATTTTCCGCAGTTCACGATGGATCTCGTCTGAAACTCTTAGCTCTTTCATAACTTTGCTCCTTCAAAAGTTTTAATGTTTAAACACTGACGCCCCCAAGTTGCCTTGGGGGCGTTTCGTCCTTATGGACTCGTCAGAGTGTTTTCAAGTTTGTACTCTTCGGCATGATCGAAAACCCAACCTTCACCACTCATCCAAGTTGCGATGTGAAGAGGATATTCTTTGATGTCCTCTAAGTAGTAAAGAGTCAGTTTCTTTCCGTCTTCGATGTAGGGACTTGCTACCAAACCTGTGAGACCGAATTCTTTGACCAATTTGTTTTCAAAATCTCTCTTAGTAATCTTAATCCGTTTCATTTTGTCTCTCCTTTTAAAAGTTTAAACTCAGACTCCCCGAAGGGAGTTTCGACCTTATGGTCTCATCAGTGAGTTACTCAATTGGATGCTGACTTCTGAAAAACTCTAAAGCCATATAGAGACAGTCTGCGTGATTGTGAACAATAAAAGTATTTTTAGTGGGACTTCCATTTGGGTTGTGTAAACTACATCTGAAAACTAATTCAGTGTGCATGATTTCTCCACTGCAACCCAAGCAATCAGTATTGTCTTTACTTTTATCAAATTCTGAGGTTTCAATTTTCATTTTGTTGCTCCTTTTAAAAGTTTAAACTCAGACGCCCCGAAGGGCGTTTCGACCTTAAGGTCTCATCAGTGAGTTAGGCACCAATTGCATTCCAATAACCATCTGCAACTACTCGAGTCCAATTCTTTCTCTTAGTGGAATAAAATTCCGGAACAGAACCCGTGAAATGGATAATTGCCTCACACATGAAATCAAGATTGATGATGTCTTTATCTCTAACCACTTTATTGATTACATCCTTCCAATCTTTTTTAACTACAAGATTGAGTTGCTGCTTCATTGCAGTTTGTACATGGTCATCAAAAACTTCTACATACTCATACTTGCCATCAATCAGTTTCAGTCCCATTTGTTTTCTCCTTAGTTAAATTTATATTACTTAAATAATATATAGTAAAGTGCTGGTTTTGTAAACAAGAATATTACAAAATAAGGATAAAAAAGGCTTTTTGGCTGACAATTTTTGTCACTGGGAAAAAAGTGCTGGTTTATTTCACTTTACTGTGTACAATAGGGGGAAAAGGTACTATATTATATAAGTATTGATTAACACCGATTTTTAAGGAGACAAAAAAATGAATATGGCCCAGGTACGATTCAATAAACATCTTCAAGCAGCAGAAGCTAATCTCAAAGCTGTCAAAAAACAAATCAACCAATTGAAAAAAGATCGTAACAAGAAAGCTGATAAAAGTGGTTGGCAGTATGTTGCTGACATGAACCATCTTGCAGACAGTTTGCAAGATTTAATTTGGGAGGAAAATTGATATGACTTTAAAAGAAGCGAAGAGAGAAGCTTGGAAAAATCAAAATCCAATCATTACTAAAGTAGATGGGCATGACGAATATGTGTGGTTTCCTTCCCACTGTTTTGACAGTCAAAAAGATGTCTTCACAACTGTTATGGATGTTACTCCAATTTATTGGTGGAGTAGTAAGGACCGAGAATGGAAGGAATTCAAAAATAAACTTGCTCAAGAAGTTCTGCAGGAAATCCAATAACTCACTGATGAGACCATAAGGTCGAAACTCCCTTCGGGGAGTCTGAGTTTAAACTTTTAAAAGGAGAAATAAAATGACTAGTGAAGAGTTGGAAGAAAGAGCAAATCGCTTAGAAGAAATCAAAGATGAAATAGAAGGCCTCTTGGATGAAGCAAAGCAATGTGTGAGAGGTACTTCTGAAGAAGAAAGAGCCCATGGTTATTGGTACGCCCATATCACTACTGCTTTAAGTGATGACCATTCTTATCTTGGTGGGTCAATGTGTACCATGCAAAGTTCTGTTGAAAGCCTTATGAGAGACTCAGAAGAAAAAGAAGATGAAGAGGAAGACGAATC